AAAGGACAGCCCCGACAACCCACTTGGTCGCCGGGGCCATGCAACAAATCCGGCCGTCTGCGGTAACCGCCCGGATACCCTTCAGTTCAGAGAACTGACGTTGCTGTGGGCTGACAGAACCTTACCACTCGTCCGCGCAGTAGGCGCCGTTCAGGAAGACCTTGTAGCCGGCGTCCTCCCACTCGGCCACTGTCGGGTAGCGCCCGTGCGTGGCCTTGGTCTGGTCGGCCGCGTACTCCAGGTCGGCGGGCAGGGGGTGCCAGTCGCCCTCCCAGCCCTGCTCACGGGCCGCCGCTTCGCACTCCGTCATCGCCGCCGCGATCGTGCCGGTCATCGTGTCTGCCATCTCCTCACCTCCAAAGACAGTTTATCCGCAGCGCTGCGGATATGCAAGGGAAATCGGCAGGGGTGCGCCGATTGCCGGAAAAGATGTGCCGGGAACCCGTCACTAACTGGAATCGCTAGGAAAATCGCGCTATGAGCAAGAAGGCTCCGCCCGCTACCGCGCCCCCGCCCTCGCCTGCGCCTGTGCCCCCGCCTGCGCCCGCTCCAGCAGCGCTGGCGCAGCTCGCCGCGGAGCGGCGGGCGGTGCTGGAGTCTCAACTCGCCGCCCGCGGTCCCTACGACCCCGAGCTGCTGGACGCCTACTGCCACGTATGGGCGCGGTGGCGCCAGGCAGAGGACGGCATTGCGAAGACGGGGCAGATGGTCAAGGGGCCGCGCGGTCGCCCGATTGTGTCGCCGCTGCTCGCGATCGCAAGCAAGGCCTTGTCGCAGTCGCAGCGGCTCGGCGCGCGGCTTGGCATCGATGACCTCGTGGCCGACGCGCCCGCGGCGCCGGTGGCGGCGTCGGGCCCCATTGTGGACCGAGTGCGCCTCTCCGAGATTCTCGGAGTTCACCCCGACACGATTACCCACTACGCGCGAAAGGGGATGCCCGTCGTTGCGCGCGGTGGTCGTGGTCGCGAGAGCCAGTATGACGCGTTCGTCTGCATGGCATGGTGGCGCAAGCAGGGCGGCGGCAACGCCAAGGAGGCCGCGCAGATCCGGCGGGACGAATCCCAAGCCGCACTCAATGAGCAGCGCCTGCAGGAGCGGCGGAAGGAGCTTGTCGCGCGGGATCAGGTCATCCTCGCCGGCCAGTCCTACACGAAGGCGTGGGCCGCGAAGGTGCGAGCCCTCCCGCGCCGGTTCGTCGAGGCCGGGATCATCACGCGCGAGCAGGAGGCGGCCGCCGCCGGCGTGTGCCGGGAGGTCCTGACGGAGATCGCGAGCTGGACGACAGTCGCTGGGGCGGTGCGCGTCGCGAAGAAGGCGGCGAGGAAAGCGAAAGCGAGGGCGTGATGGGGAAGACCGCGATCGAGTGGACTGATGAAACCTGGAATCCCGTGACCGGCTGCACGAAGGGTCCGGCGGTGACCGAGGCCGACGCCCTGGTCGCCGCGTGGGCCGCGGCCGCCGCGCCCCCGCCCGCACTCACCGTGAGCGAGTGGGCCGAGGCCGAGCGGTTCCTCCCGGAGTCGAGCGGGGCCCGCGGTGGGCGTTGGCACAACGCGACGACGCCCTACCTCGTCGGCATCATGGACGCTGTGCACGACGTCGGCACGCGAATCATCGCCGTGACGAAGGGCGCGCAGATCGGCTGCTCAGAGGCGCTCCACAACGTCATCGGGTATTTCGTCGAGCACGCCCCCTGCCCGATCCTTGTCGTGCAGCCGACCGCGCAGGTCGCCGAGGAATGGTCGAAGGACCGGCTCGCCGACATGATCCGCTCGACGCCGGCCCTGCGCGCGGTCGTCCGCGACAAGCGAGCGCCGCGAGGCTCACACGAATCCGAATCCACGCTGTCGCTCAAGGTGTTCCCGGGCGGCTTTCTGGCGCTTGGTGGAGCGAACACCCCCAACACGTTCGCGCGTCGCGCCGTGCGGTTAGCGATCGGCGATGACGTGGACCGCTTCCCGCCGGTGGTCGGCGATGAGGGCGACCCGGCGGACCTCCTGGAGAAGCGCACTACGACCTTCTACGACTCGCTGGTGATGTTCGTCTCGACGCCCACGCTCAAGGGCGGCCGGATCGACACCCTCTTCGCGCGGAGCGACCAGCGCCGGTACGTCGTGGCCTGCCCCCACTGCGGCCGCGAGGACTGGATTACCTGGAACGACCCGAACCACTTCCGGGTGACCTTCGAGGGCGACGACCCAGCGACGGCTCGGCTCGCATGTCCAGACGCTGAGCACGGCGGCTGCGGGGCGCTGATGACCGAGCCCGAGCGCCGGCAGATGATCGCGGCCGCGGCCCAGCGGAAGGACAAGGGCTGGCGCCCGACGGCGACGCCGAAGCAGGCGGGGCTCGTCGGCTTCCACGTGCCGGGGCTAGTCTCGACGCTCGGCATCACGCTCGAGGGCCTGGTCGGGGAGTGGCTCGCGGCCCGGGGCAAGGGCAAGGAGTCGCTCAAGGTCTTCATCAACACGCGGCTCGCTGAGGGCTGGGAGGACCGGACGGCGCGCCAGTCGCCTGACCCGCTCTACGCGCGGCGCGAGTCCTACGGCGAGGGGATCGAGGTCCCGGCCGCGGCCGCCGCGCTCACGGCCGGTGTCGACGTCCAGGAGAACCGCTTCGAGCTGCTCGTCACGGCCTGGGGGCCGGCCGAGGAGCGCTGGGTCGTCGAGCGCCGGGAGATCCCAGGGCGGCCGGAACGGGACGCCGCGGTGTGGCCGGCGCTGCTACAGGCGCTCGGGCGCAAGTACCGCCACGCCTCCGGGCACCAGCTGCCGATCCATGCGACCTGCATCGACTCCGGGTACGCGACCGAGCAGGTCTACAGCTTCGTGCTGGCGCACCAGGCGCGGCGGATCTACGCGACCAAGGGCATCGCGGGGCGGGGCGGCGAGCCGATCGTCGGGAAGGCCACCGAGAAGCGCCACGGCAAGAGCCCGCTCCCGGTTCGGCTGTGGCCCATCAACGTGGACGACGCGAAGGCGAACGTGTACGGGTCGCTGGCGCTGGCGGCGCCGGGCCCGGGTTACATCCACTTCCCGCTCGACGTCGACGAGGAGTTCTTCGCGCAGCTGTGCGCCGAGCACAAGGAGACGCGCTACAACGCGGCGGGCGTCGCGACGCACGTCGTGTGGGTGCAGGACCGGGAGCGGAACGAGGTCCTCGACATGAGCGTGCTCTGCCTCGCGGCGTATCGGCTGCTGAAGCCGAACATCCTGCAGATGCTCGAGGTCCTGGCGACGACGCCCGTGCCGGGGATGGCAGCGCCTGCACGCGCGTCGTCTCCGGTGCCCGGTCCGGCGCGTCCCCCTGATGCCGGCCGGCGCGTGTCGCACTCGTCGTATCTCGGGAGGTGATTACCTGTGGTGCTTCCGGACCCTGAAGTCTGTCGCGTCTGCGGGCGGCGGGGGCGGGTGATCAACTCGCGTCGAGGGCCCGGGTATCGGCGCCGGCGCCACGAGTGTCCGCGCTGTAATCGCCGCTGGACGACCTACCAGACCGTGCTCGATCCCCATCGGATCAAGCTCCTACCTACAAGGGCTTGTACCTCCAGCTGAGTTTCCCCGCCGTTGCGGTAGGCTGAGCCTGTCTTTGTTCGCCAACCCGCGTTGTCAACGCGAGGAGGCGTATGGCCACACCGATCAATCTCGCGCCCGCCCTCGCCATCACCGGCTGGATGTCTCCGGCGGAGCTGACTTGGCTGGCCGAGCACGCCCGCTCGGCCCACACCATCATCGAGATCGGCAGCTTCCAGGGGCGCTCCACCCGGGCGCTCGCCGACCACTGTCGGGGCGTGGTCTACGCGGTCGACCCGTGGGTGGCCTACCAGAACGACGACGGCTCTCAGGCGAAGTGGATCCACAAGCACGGCGGGACCTGGGAGAACATCTTCGCGGCCTTTCAGCGGAACATCGCCGACCATCTCGCGACGGGCCGCGTCGTGGCGATCCAGCAGTACTCGGCCGACGCAATCCCTACGCTGCGCGATCGCCTGCGTGGACAGAAGGCCGACCTGATCTTCATTGATGGCGACCACCGTTACGAACCGTGCAAGCGTGACATCGAGCTGTACCGCCCGCTCGTGCGGACGGGCGGCATCCTGGCGGGCCACGACTACTCGCACAAGTCCTGGCCTGGCGTCGCGCGCGCCGTCGATGAGCAGCTCGGTCGGGTGGGCCGCTGCGACTCGATCTGGTGGGTGCGGCGATGAGGGCGGTGATCCCGGCGCTCCACTACGCGGACCTCCTGGCGGTCATCCTGCCGGCCTGGGTGCAGATGCTCGGCCCCGAGGCCCTGACGGTCGTCACGACGCCGGACGACCACGAGACGCACGAGGTCGCGTCCGCGCACGGCGTGGGGCTTGTCGCCACCGACGCCTGGTCGCGCGACGAGGCGATTCTCAACAAGGCCGCCGCCCTCGACGATGCCTTCGGCATCACGCCTGGGTATCGGCGGCCGCCCGCGCCCGGCGAGCTCTGCCTCTCCTTGGACGCGGACGTGTATCCCTTCGGCCGCTTCCCGAGTGAGTCGGAGATTCAGCCGGACGTGCTGTACGGCTGCGTCCGCTACCACTGCCTGACTCCCCGCGACCTGCGACGTCACCGCCGCGGCCGGACCCCGCGCGAGCGTCTCCAGCTGATCCCGCCGAAGGTGCGGGGCGAGACATACGCGCGCTGTCCGAACACGCGTGAGAACGCGCTCCGGTCGGCGTCACAGTGCCTCGGCTACTTTCAGCTGTTCCGCTACCGCGAGGGGATCCGCTTCGGGTCGTACCGCACGGCGGGGAAGTACGACCTGGAGTTCCGCTATCAGTTCCCACACCGCGAGGCCCTCTGGGACTTCTACGTGCTCCACCTCGGCGAGCAGAGCCGGGCGAACTGGCGCGGGCGCGTCACCGCGCGGTGGAGCGCGGCATGAAGCCGGTCCTCGAAGCGTGCTACTTCGGCGCGGACCCCGACCACCTCTGGGTTCGGATGGCGACGGTCCTTCGCTTCACCGCGCAGACCCACTGCCCGAACTGGACGATTCAGGTTCGGAACATCCGCGCGGAGCCGATGCGCTCGGCGCTCGGGATTCCGTCACACGTCCACAACACGCAGAAAATGGAGCACT